TCCCCTAGATCATCACTTTTATTAGAGAAATTAGTGGTTACAGCAACATAAGCTTTCCATTTTCTTTCTAAAAATTCTTTAGCAACTTCTACCGGAGTTCGCCCGAAATGCTGTTTTGTCCATCTTGAATTACCTGTAAGTATTTCTTCGACTTCCGCCTTTGCACGTTCAATATCGTATTTTGTATTAAGAGCCTTTGTTACGTCTGTAATAGCACGTCTACCGTCAGATGTAAGAGATAATGCGCTGTCAAGGGCGTGCATCCATTCATGTGATAAAGAGCCATCACCGTTATTCTTAGTCATATTAATAAGATGATTTGATGGTTCGTAATGTGCTGAGTGCCTTCCTCGTCCTCTGGCACCGAAAGCCATGGCTAATGTAGTACCTATTTGTACTTGCCCGCCCATTTTGCTTTCTCCGGTGCCGTGTAAAAATCCACTAGCTCCGGCAACTACGGAAGAAGCTTTTATTGGTATGCCTAATAGGTTTGTTAGGTCGTGGAAGCTATCCCATGCAAGGTTGATATGTCTACGTCCTGATTTGGAATCAACGTACTCCCCGAACTCGGCGGCTCTAAATCCGAACTTATCAATAAAATCCTGAGCGGAGGGATTTGGTTTTTCTTTTCGATGATCTGGAACGTTTTCTCGCTCCATTTCAGATATAGCTAACTTTGTACGTCTTAATTCTTTAGGTTCTGGTTTGTCTTTTAATTCTTCCTCGATGAATCCGCCCGGCCTGAATATTTTATGGGCGTTCTGCCATGCAAATATATCCATGATAGCGGAACCTTCATCACTGAGATAATTCATAACAGAAATTTGTTGATTTTTTTCTATTATTGCACTGATAGCGGTTTCATTGCCAACAAGCCGAACTATATTATGATATGCCTCTTGTACAGAATTGGTATCAGCCGTTGCCGCATTAAGCATTTGTAAGGCATTTTCGTATTTAGCTACCCACTCAACTATATCATTATAACCCTTTCTGTCACCGGGTAATTCTTCTATCCCGGCGTATGTATCAAGTTTTGATTTTGCAGTTCCGGGCTGGATGTTTAAGCCCAGTTTATCAGCCACATAAGTATTAACTCCTATGGCGGAGTCTCTTACAAACTTTAAATATCTAGTCGTACCCGGAGTAGCGTTAGGTCTGTCTTCTTTTTTAATATCCCATATCTTACCTCTTGTTGCACGATTAAGTATTTTATTAAGGTCTTTATTGGTGTTCCCGGTTTCAAGTTCTTTAAGTTCTTCTTTGATCTTGTCAAAGTTATTTTTTTGTGATCTCTTTCCCGGTACAACTTCTCCAACATCCTTAAGCCTTATTCTCTTTGGTTTTACAGGCTCCTTTTTCTTTTCCTTTTCAACCTTGACAGGTTTTTCTTTTTTCTCTCCAACATCAACTGGTTTTTTTGGTTCTTCCTTAACAGGTTTTTCTTTTGGTACCTCTGCTACTGTCCTTTGTTCTTGAACAAAAAACTTAAGGTAAGGCTTTATGCCCTCTCCAAAATTATTAACTGCAAACTGTATGAAATCCTTAAGGCTCTTTCCGGCCTTACCGAACTCTGTAAATGCTTTCTGGAAATGCGGTTTAGCTTTTTCGTAAGTCGCTTTATCCAATGCTCCGGGAAAAGATTTCAGAGAAGCACCACCGAACAACTCGAATAATCCCTTCATTGTACTTTCAACGCCTTTAACTCCTGACTTTGTAGCGTCTATAAGTATATCCCCGGCTGTTTTTTCTTTTAATTCCTTCTCCGTTGCCTGTGGCTTACGGCCTTCTTTCTTTTCAGAGACAGAGACAGGACGTTTCTTTTTAGTCTCCGGTTTTGTAGCTTCAAGTAAAGCGTCAAGGTCTTCGTCAGAAGTTATATCGCTTTCCTTTTGAAGTGCGCTTATTTTTGGAACCGAAGGTTCTACCGGAGCGACCGGAATCTCCTTCGGTTCCTCTCTCTTGGGTTTTGCGATGGGAGTCGGTACCGACAACTCCTTAGTCGTGTCTCCTTTAATCCATTCCTTGAATTCAGTCATGGACATAGGAACGATGCTTTTTAATCCCTTCCAACCTTCGGCATAGTTTTCAATATATCCGGCTCTGGCGGCTTCCTCTGTATTAAAACCAAGCATTATCTTGTGTTCGTCAAACTTGCCTGTGGAAGGATTGATTTGATTTACTACAAATACATTTTCACTTGTTGGGTCATTGCCGATAAAAGCGTCAAGGTGTTCTTTGTCCCGGCCTTTAGTTTCTCTGATATAACCGTAATGACTTTTCATAGTCACAGTCCATGACTTACCTGTTAAGTCCGTACCTGATCTGGATTGTCCTTTTGCGGTCTCAATAGAAATGTCAAGACCCTGTACGTTTACATGGCCTTTTTTTGCATTACCAGCTTCAATTTGCGCCTCAGTTGGCGTGGGGTCTGTTTGTTCTGCGGCAACGTCTACTTTCTGCATTGCTTCGGAGGCAGGTTCTTCGGCAGTAATGACAGGCTTCTCGCCGGGTATCGCCTCAGCTTCCGTAGGTTCCTCCGCCTCGACTACCGCCTTACGCTCTGTCACTACTTCCTTAGTTATCTTTTCCGGTATAAATGGTTTAACGATCTTTTCTTTAGTTATTTTTTCAGGTACAAATGGAGTAACTACTTTTTCCGCTTCCTTTTCAATCTTTTCAGGTATAAACGGCGTAACTTCCTTTTCTTCCAGAAGTTCGGTTTCTTGTGGAGTGGCTAGTGCTTCATCAACCTCTTCTTCCGTATCTTTCGGTGTTTTAATATCTTTTACATCATCAACGTCTTCAACGACTTCCTCAAGGTTTACATCACCGCCATTAATCATTGTATCAGCTAAATCTTGTGTGTCTCCGGGTTGTGCGGTTTCTCCAACATCTGCAACGTTATTAGCTATTCTATAACTACTTGTTATTTTTTGAAGCTCACTGCTTAAGGCTGGATTTTCATTTACTATGCCCTCAGCAAGTTTTTCTACTTCTACTACGTCAAGAGCACCTGTGTTTAAATCCTTAGCCATTTGGCCTGCTACTTCTATTATTCCAAACTCTGTATCTAAATCTATACTTATTCCACTATCTATATAAGCATAGGCACTATCCCTAAGTCTTTTAGCGGCCTCTGAATTCTTCTTACCGATTACCGCAACGGCGGCATCAACGGCTTTCTTCCTCTTGTCAGGACTTGCCGGAGAGCCGTCAGGGTTTACGGCTTGTTCTAAGCCTTTTTTAATATTACGTCTATCTAATGTATTAATACCCTTGGCGGAACCAAGGAATAATAAGCTGGTTACTAATGTAGGGGCTATAACGCTTAAGGCGGCTTCCAACGAACCCATGTCGGTTATACCTATATCACGTCTGAATTTTGTTTCTAGGGCTTCCTGAGAGGTTTCTGTGCCTACTTCTACTGCGGCTGTCTTAAGATATGCAACGGTGCCTCTCTTTAACAAACTTCCGGGTTGTTTGAATAAACTACCGAATGTTGTTTTAATACCTGCTTTTGCGGCTGATTTAAATGGTCTGAATAATCCCAGCGTAATAACTTGCAAGGTATTAGCGGCAAGTTCAAATCCACCTTCAACCAACGCTGATTTAATAGCTTGGGATTTGCCTTTCTCTCTCAGGTCGGCGGCCTCTGTGTCAGTAAGTTTATTTCGTGTAATAAAGGTTTCGACTTCTTCTTCAAATCTATCCTTCTCGGCTAGTCCAAATATAGCCGCACCTGTACCAGCACCAATGAAAGGAGCGGCAATTGGAATCACGGCTCCGGCGGCAAGGCCGGGGATAAACGCACTAGCACTTTCAATAAATGCAGTCGTACCTTCGGTAAGCGCACGCCTTAATCCTGATCTAGCTTCTTCGGATGGTTGTAGGAATGGATGTCTTTCGGTAAATTCATCAAGGGCACCAAGACCTTTGGTAGCAATATCTTGTATTAACGTAGAACCACCTTCCGGGTCGAACTGTCTAAGTGTACGTAAATACAATTCGGCTGAACCAGTTATACCCCTACCAACGGCTCCGGCTATATCAGAAACTAAGCTTCTTTGTGGTAGTCCTGTTCCGGGAGTAGGTATTGCTTTAGCCGCTTTACCTCTTGATTGCAGAAATTCTTGTTTGAAGCTATCTTTGTCAAATCCCTCTTGTGTCTGCCTTATTGATAATTCTCGCCTGTATTCATCGAGTAATGCCCCCATATGTATCTGTCTCCTTTAAGATTCGAGGATAGCTTTTCTATCGGCCTCTGCTTCTGGATTTAAAATCTTGTCTAATTCAGACTTTATAGTTGTTCTTTCTGTATCTGTCAATGTTATATCGTCAAGCCTTTTCGCCAGTATAGTCGCTCTATCCTTCTGTGTCAAGGATAATCCATTTTGAGTGGTCTTTGCTATCTTACCGGGAATAAGCCCTAATGCTTCTCGCTTCTTTGTCAGCCCCCCAACAAATTTAAACATCTGTCCAATAGCTCCACCGAGTTCGGCAAATGACGGCATCCTATCAGTAGGTAAGCCAAAACTTGATACTCCGGCAGCACTTGGTCTGGTAATCCTTTTAGGCGGAATACTTACATTAGAAGGCATACCTACAACTTCTGGTATAGGTTTTCCTTGAAAGGTATTAGTGAACCTTTCCTCGCCTTCCGGCTCTAAACCAGTAAACCTTTTCTTTAACGGTGTGGCTATTTCTTTTATACCTTCGGTGGCTAATCCAAGATCAACTGGCTCTACTGGCTCAACTCTCCCCTCTAAACCTCTGGTCTGAATTCCAGTCTTCTTAGGAGTTGGTCGATTTACTTTTGTGCTAAAAGGCTTCTTTTTTGTGCTTAAAAAATTAGTTATAAAATCTGGTAGCCCTTTTTCTCTTTTCTTCTGAGCTATTAATAGTTCTCTATTAGTTGGCATTATATAGTTCCTTCCTCAGTGGATAATCCACCTGACTCAATGCTGGCAATCGTGCTGAATCCACTCATAACTGCGGCTGTTATACTTACATAAGCACTTGCTATGCCTTTAGCGGCTTCGAGTCTTAGGTTTGCGGTTGATAATAAGGCTTGTAGATTCGCCTTTGCGTTTTCCAGTCTAATATTTGTATTTTGTAAATCAAGGGCACGGCCTTTAATTAATGTTTCCACTCCTAGTTCAAGCTGAGCTACATCTTTTTGTAGTTCCGCACGAAACTTATTTACATCATGTCCGTACATTATGGCTTCCTGAGATAGTTCGATATTTGCTATTCCTATCTCTGCTTTATATCTTTCTATATTACCAAGATATGCCCGTAGTTCTAAATCTTGTAATTTAACGTTCTCAGTTACCTTTGCAATTTCTATATCTGTCTGGACTTTTAAAGTATTTACTCTTGTGTTTTCAGCTTGAAGCTCGGCGGTATATATAGTAATTTTACCGAGTTCGCCTTTAACTTGTGCCTCATAAAGCAATGCTTCATTCCGTTGTGCATCAAGTCTTGATTTATAATCATTAATATTTTCTTTGTATAAATCTATCTTTAATCCTTCAATCCCAAGAGCTATTTGTGCAGCCCCTTGTTCTTCTTTGAATAATTTCAAAAAGGAGTTATACCTCTCTATGTCCAGATTATATTCAGCTAATAAATCTTTATCAAGGCCGGATTTTGCCTGAATCTCTAATAATGCAGTTCGGTATTCTTCAAGCTTTAATCTCTCGCCGTCCAACCGTGCGCTCTGTTCAATTGCCTGAACTTTAACACGTTCTAGTTGTATATTATAATCTGAAATCTTTAAATTATGAAAAGCTATGCCGAATTCCATAACAGCCCTTGCGGATTCAAGTGATCTATTAGCTACTTCGTTTGCATGATTGATCTCTAACTCTTCAAGTGATAGTGAGGATGTTATCGTAAAATGAGTATTTGTCTGAGCAAGTTCGGCTTGTTTGATAAGGATATCCCTTGATCTTTCAATCCTTTGGTTTCTATCATCAACTATAAGGTCTTGATGCAGGTTTGTAAGTACTCCATCTGGTAATCTAAATCCTTTACCACTCCACCGACTATTAACCTTGGCCGCAGCTTCTACATAATCCTTCTCGTCTCTTTCTCTTGTACGTTCCCATATAGCGTCTTCAACTTCGGCTGACAAGCCCGTTCCTCCGTTTTGAACATCACTTAATAGCTTTGTCCCTAAAGCATCCTTTAGGGCTGACGTATACTCCGACTCTACATAGCTGAATTCAATATCTGGCAATGTAATGTTATACGCCGGGATAGGGTCGCCAAAATCTGCAATAACAACGCTTGGCGGCGTTGGTATTGAATAATTTCCTATGCTTGTTAATTTATCGGGTACTGTATCAGTAGGTGCTACCGCATTTATTACGTCTGCTATGAACGGTTTATTAGCAGGTAATTCTGTCGTAAAACTCGGCGCATCTGGTAATGTAATCGTTGGTTTGGTAATTTCTTTTTCGTCTAATGTAGGATAATTAGTATCTACCGTAGAGACGGTGAATTCATCTGCCGGAGGCGTTGCTATTCTTGCTTTAATTATATCTATAGCAGTGGTTGGTCTATCGGGTGCAACCGCACTTATTGGAGGAACATATATGCTTATATTACCGGGAAGTGTAAGTCCTACTTGTGGAGCAGTTGCTAGAGCCGCATCACGGAGAGCATTTAAGAAAGCCTCTGAATTATTACTGGCCTTATTTGCTCTGTCATTAGCGTTGTCTATTTGTTTATTCACAGCCGCAACCGTAGTCGCAATATCTGGATTTGGCATTGTTTATCTCCTTTTCCTGATTGGTTCTGTCAATATCTCTATAGAATCAATTTCTAAAGTAGAACCGTTTATATTTGATACTCCAAAATTAAAATGTCTATCTTTTATGCCTTTCTCAAACTTAACCCGACGTTCGTGTATAGTGCTTGCTGTGGTTGGTGTTATAAAGTAAGTCCGTGGATTTATTTCATCTCCAACACTAAATAATTGAATATCACCGTCTGAACGGAAACTTAAATATACGTCTCTAAGTCTTTGTATTTCAGTTGTGTATATATCAATAGCACCTGTTTTATAACTTGCGTCTATTTGTGTGCCGTTATCATTATCTCCGCCAGCTTCATAAATCCCGGATGAATTAGCGTATAGATATTTTCCGTTAAATAAACACATGCTGTTAAACCCGAAATTAGTATATTCACTTATAGCAAAATTTCTTGTATTAGTCACTATAATTCTTATGTCATTTGTAACATTAATACTTGGAGCATGTATACTTAAGCCTGTTTCCTGTGATATCATTGATATACCCGGTAATAATAATATAGCATCTCCTGATATAATAGGAAGACCGGGGATCGCCATACTAAAAGCCAGTGGTAATAAGCTTATAAAAACATCTGCCCCGGCAATAATACCTATTCCTTCTTGTAATAAGCCAAGTGTTAATTCGTCAGGTATTACAATAGTATCTGATATTAATATAGCAGTATTCAGACCACCTGATAAAGATAAAACAGAGGCTGAGAATATAACATCAACGCCAGTAAGGGTTGGAGTGGGCATTGCTCCTGTTAATGATAAATTAACCACCTCTACGGTTATATCAGGAGGCACTAAATCCAATCTACCATTTATATTATTTGTTTCAATACCAGATATAAATCCTTCTATAACACTTACGTCTTCACTTGTCTTTACCGTTGATGTGAACTGACCTGATTGAAGGTATAACTTATTATCTATATTTCCGCCCCATGGAGTATTGGTACCGTCATATGATATACCAGAAGGTTTATCTATAACACTTACGTCTTCACTTGTCTTTACCGTTGATGTGAACTGACCTGATTGAAGGTATAGTTTATCGAAAACCTGCCCGGTAAATGGAGTATTGGTACCGTCATATGATATACCAGTTGGTACACTATCAATTCCCCCAATGAATTCACTTGTCTTTAACGTTGATGTGAACTGACCGCTTTGAAGGTATAGCCTATCGCCTACAAATCCGCACCATGGAGTATTAGTCCCATCCCATGATATACCAGATGGGGCGGTTTCAATTGCCGTAATTAATTGGCTTGTTTTTAAAGTACTGGTAAATTGTCCACTTTGCAGGTAAAGCTTAGCATCGGTATTACCACCCCAAGGAGTATTGGTTCCATCCCACGATATACCATAAGGAACAGCGTCAATTCCCCCAACGCTTTGACTGGTTTTAATAGTTGACGTGAATTGCCCACTTTGCAGGTATAGTTTATCATCGTTATATCCAATCCAAGGGGTATCGTTAAGAGCCATTTGTGTATACTCCATGAAATGCCCGTATTACTTCGTGCATTTCAAGTTCATTAAAATGTTGACATCTGTAATTGTAATGAGTAAAAATTTCAAAACCGTTTTCGGTTGCTCTTTCGCAAAAACTTATATCATTGCCTTTATTTACGGTTCCATCTGTATTTAGCTTTCTGGTAAAGGCTCCCTTTCTCATTTCAGGGTGGTCAAATACCCTACGTGCAATAAGTATACATCCAGTGCCTACTGCATCAACTTTTTGTAATCCTTGTTTTATCGGATATTCTTTATAGGCGTTTTCATCCTTGATATATTGGTATGCGTTTTCGTACCAAGGACGTTCGCCTTTGATCTTGTCGGTGAAATGATAAATAGGAGTCGGGCATCCTATGATATCCTTGTCAAGCTCGATTAAATCTAAGGGGTTGTTCATGGGCGGATTATCTGCATCAATATTTAACCAGTAATCATAATTACCACTGATAAAATCATTGACTATATGATGTAGATTGTTTTCATATGGACTATGAGTAGGCACGATAATATTACAATCATACCTACGGTCGCTTAATAATCTCGTCGCTGTTATGAGAATTAGCTTATGTATCCAGCCTGTATTAGGAAATGATATTAATACTTTTTTCATTACGCATTATCCTTAAGAGTAATTCCTTGTTCTTTTTTTGCAGTAGCCCAGTTCTTCCTAGTATTTTTAGAAACACCGGGTTCGGTTAAATCATCGGGGTCTAATGCTTTTGATATTTTAATATCAATTGCGGCGGTATCCTGAGATACCGCAATCTTTAAACTTCTTTGAATGTTTAGACCGTTAAGAACTTCGGAATCAATTTTTTCATCGGGTTCGTGAGCGTGTGCTTTTACATCATGGAATGTCTCAAATTCAGCCGGAGTTATTGCACTGACTTTATCCGGGAATAAACTCAAGGCTTCGGTTGCAAAATCCTGTGGTACACACATGCAACAAATTTGCTGACCAAATGGAGACTCAACGGAATCTTCTTTATGGCCACTGGTCTTGTCGTAATGCATACCGCCGCCATGAACATCTAAATACTTAGACCAATCCATACCTTTGCGAGTGCTATCTGATACAAGGTTAAAATTAGGATATAATGCGTATCCGGTTATAGGGTCAATCCCTACGTTTAACTTTAAAGGTACTAAATTCCTTGTAGCCATTTCTGTTCTCCTTTATATAAAATTAAATTATTCTAGTTTTATAACTCGTCATAAAAGCCCTAAGTGTTAGCATCGGCAAGGGTTTTGAAAAAGTCAGGTTATCGGAATTATACCCGGAAGCTGATAGAGATAGCAAGGGTAAAGTTCTATTAAATGTCATGGGTGAAGAAAATACCATATTCGCACTTAGCGTCATCATGGGTAGTGTACTGGCAAAACTATGGAGGCCGCCTGTGTTAAACACTGCATTTAATTCCAGCATTGGCAAGGAGTTCGTAAACGTAATGGCGTTTCCTCCGGTTAAGGTCGCACTCAACGTCATTAACGGTAAAGACTTGACAAGACTTCCTATATTTGACTGTGATAAAGTTGCAGATAACGTCAGTATTGGCAGTACATGACTTACCTTAGTACCCATTCTAACTGTTAGCGTCATCATAGGTAGTGTACTTGCTGAATTATAGGTTTCACCATTAATCAGTGTTGCGCTTAGCTCAAGCATCGGCAACTTACTACTGAAATTCATTGTAGATGCTATTAATATTATTGGCGTTGGTTGTGATAATGCCAGAGCTTGTTCATCTGGTAAAACAGAAAAAACATATGTTGGTGATGGTTGTGCTAATCCAAGTATTAATTCATTCGGCGTTATTGTTATGTCAGTCGGTATAACAATCGTTGGAGTTTCTAGAGCTAATCCTAGAGGTAATTCGTTAGGAGTTACTATAACATCTATGTTTATAGTTGGTGCTGGTAATGCCGTAGAAAGAGTGAGTTCGTTTGGTGTTACTGTTACGTTCCCCGGAATTAATATAGTTGGGGTTTCTGCCGTTGTTGTAAGAGTAAGAGCCGCTCCAATAACCACTGTCTCGTAATTCGTAATACTTGCCGGGGATAAGACGGCTACTGTGAGGGTTAATTCATTTGGAGTTACAGTTATATCTCCCCCAACGCCTAGTCTGGCGTCTATATCATTAGTGGATATATCTTCGATTGCGAGTTCTATGCCGCTTACATCCTCAGATGTTTTCAGCGTAGAAGTAAACTGGCCTGATTGCAAGTATAGTTTATCGGCTTGCGTTCCTGCCCACGGAGTATTGGTGCCATCCCATGATATGCCAGTTGTGGAGTTTTCAACGGATAAAACATCCTCAGATGTTTTCAGCGTAGAAGTAAACTGGCCTGATTGCAAGTATAGCTTGTTTGAATTACACCATGGAGTATTGGTGCCATCGTATGATATTTCATTTACATTGCTTGACACACCGCTTACATCCTCAGATGTTTTCAGCGTAGAAGTAAACTGGCCTGATTGCAAGTATAGTTTATCGGCTTGCGTTCCTGCCCACGGAGTATTGGTGCCATCCCATGATATACCAGAAGTAAACTGGTCGATAACACCTATAGCTTCACTATCTTTAACAGTTGTTGTAAATTGTCCTGAGACAAGATATAACTTGTCGTTGGTATTGCCAATAACTGGCGTATTAGTGCCGTCCCAATCTATTCCTTTTGGAAAAATTTCATATGAAGTAGTAAGTTCACTTGTTTTTAACGTAGACGTAAACTGTCCAGACGTAAGGTATAGCTTATCACCATCACTGCCAATCCAAGGGGTATCTGTTAAAGCCATTTATTTTTCCTTTAAGTTACTGTGATAGTTTTTGTTTTTGTAGCCAGACATTTGTATTTTATAAAATCCCAATCCGGGTCTAACAGCCAAGGAACACCCCAAGGCGTACTAGACGTAACTACTGCCGTCATTACTTCTCCGGTTGCCGTTGCTCGTACTATTTGCACTGATCTTGTAGGGTTGCTGGGACTTACTGTGATTTCAACTGGCTCTCCATCAATAGTGACTGTTATATCGTCTACGGTGAAAAGGGGTAATACTTCTAAACTAAAAGATAAATCTCCTAGTGCTTTTTTGGTACCATTGGTGTCTATAGTAAAAACTGCCTCGGTAGTTGAAAGGCTAAATGATGCTAAATTATAGTGGCGATCCGCATCATCTAAATCTTGTTCTGACGAATATAATGTAGTATCGAATTCCCCGGCATTAGGATATATATGGTTTCTCTGACTGCCCACACTACCTATAAGTTCAGTTGTTCCATCCCCGAAAAGCCAATATCCCCAAACCCCTGTTCCCGGTGGGTCGATTTCTTTCTTGTCTACCCAATGTTGGTAGGTAAAGCCTATTTGAAATGATGCCGGGAAAGCGATAGGCACTTCCTCGAAATCGTTCTTACAGCCTTTCAATTGAACTACCGCTATCCTTATCCAGTCAATATTATTAACTGATCTTACGTGGACGGCAACTCCGGTCACTGGCCGGAAAACCTTATTCGCTATACCTGTAACGGTAAGATTTTTGATTCTATCCAGTGCCTTTATTGCCCACGGAATCCACTTTTTAGCAAGTATTGTATTACCTTGTAATATCAGCTTAGGAGCAGTTGTTCTCATATAAGCCCCTTTAAGATGCTGGCATAGTCTGATCCCAAGTATCAATGGTCTGAGTCGCACCACTTACAATACTTACGCTGCTCATATTGATATCAGCATTACTTGTACCTACGGTACCTTGCATTCTGATTTCAGTCGTACTCAATACTCCTGTATCGGTATTTACTACCATGCGGAAATAACTAGCAGTACCACTTGCACTGGCTACCGCACTCCATACATCACTGTTCTTACTAATAACTCCTGAACTGGCGGAGGCTGCAAAATGACAATGTGTATCTGCATTATCACTGCCGATACTTACAAGCAATGTACCTTCTGCATCATCCGCACTTGACGGAGCTACACCGGAATATATTTTTACCCGGCTTGCGTCTAAAAGAGTTTTAAACGGAGATGTATCAAGCATCCCGTCTCTTAATCCTGTACTAAGTTTTAAAGCCATTGTAATCCTCCAAAATTAAATGTTAATTGATATAGTAGTATTATGTTAATGTTATAATACCATTGGCGTGCCATTGGATAGTAAACGTACCTGCGGTAACTGTCTTGACTCCACCAAAATCAAATGAACAAATAAGATCATCAACCGTTGGCGTTGTGATTGAATCATCCCAAAGAACGGCGTGATATGCGCTGAAAGTAGACGAAGTCCATGCTGTATCGGCACCGTCAAACTTAGTTGTTGCGCCTTGGGTTACTGCGGCACTTGCTAGTGTGGCTCCGCCAGCCGTATAGCCCCCTGACGTTGGTAATTCATTTGCTGATACGTCAGCCCATACGTTATCCGTGGCGGAAAAGGTGTGTACGTTATCCATTAGAGACACTTTAATTACGTCTGCCTCTAAGTCAATAGCTTTATTCATTAAATTTGCTTTGAACTTTTCATATATTCCAGATGCCATTTTGCAATCCTCCTAAATTAGATGTTAAAAAAAGTAATATTTTTCACTTAGCATCAATCTGAGAGTTTTGCGGTTGGAATATCCAAGAGTCGCAAGTCAAACTTAACTATGTGTTAATTGATATTATGAGTAGATTTAAACTTATTAATCAACTCAATTGAGGGGGCATGTACTATTACATCTTGCCTCCCACACGGGTGTGTGATTTCTTCTATAATAGGGTCTATAATTAATATCTCCTTACCATCAACTATTTTTTTTCTTGCTTTAAAATTCAAAGGTTTCTTGTCCATGTATTACTCCCATAAAGTTGTAATGTATTGAGATAACCCATTTTTATCCCGGAAAAGCCCGGCTCCAAATCTTTTATTTGGAATGTTAAACTTACCGTCTGTTATATTGATAAATCTTCCAGAATTGCCGCCAATACAAATTCCTCCGTCAGATGCCCACATAACAACCGTTCCAGAAAGTCCTTCGCCGATCTTACTGGCATCTTTAATCTTTACGTCTGAACCTTCAATACATCCATAACTGGCAAAACTCCTTAAAGTATAGTCTTCTACGACTGCGCCTTGTATGAAATAAGTATTTTGCCTATTAATATCGCCAATACAAATCCAAATGCCGTCATCTACGGCTTGCATCATAGTTATTTCATTTTCAAACTGGATGAAATTATATCGTCTATCTACTTGATTGAAGTAATTTACGTCTGTATACCAAATGGTTTCGTTTTTCGCAATATAAATCCTGCCGTTGAAATATTCTATGTGTTGGCCGGGTAATGGAGCGAACTTGTAATCCTCGGTAGGGTCTGTAAATAAAGTATTGACTCCGTTTTCAATGTACCCTATTACTGCCGGGTTGGTGTAGTAATACTTGTCGTTTACTTCAACATAGCTCATATGATAGTTCGACACACCTGTTCTTAATGTCGAACTCGTATAATCTTCGTGGAGTCTTTTTAGAACCCCATTATCTACATAGAAACACATCTTATTATCTCCGTACATACTATGCCCTTTAATTGTTGTTACTTTCTTCGTGTTTCCGGCTCTCCGGGAAGGACGACCTTTATCAGAAATATCTATATTATAAGCATATACCAGTTGGTGTTGTTCCAGTCTTGCAGGGTCTATAACATTATTTACGCCAGACACCGTGCCTATTTTAATAGTGTTAGATGATATATCTAAATTACGGGTCATTGATGGTCTCCACTCTTATTCCTATTTCTTCATTACAATGTGGACAGGATACAAATATATGGGCTTCGTTTTCTTCTACGGCGGATTGCATTCCTTCCCAGCATTTCCCACATAATTTAATAGGAACCCCCGCAAGCTCTTTTTCCAGTCCTTCTTCGTCCGGTAAAAAGGGCGCATGGCAGAGATTACACTTAGTTGCCATATTATAATTCCTTTGCATTGGATAGTTCCTTTTTCTTTTTTCGTCTTCTCTGTCTTGCGTGGAGCTTTGCGTGACAGTTGAAGCATAAGCATACACACTTTTTCAACTCTTTAATGAGAGTTGCGGGGGCATGTCTACCCCGTGATACCACACTGATAGAAAACTCTTTATTACTTGGAATCTTATGATGTGCACAAAGACAATCATAGTTTTTCTCAGAACATCGAGTACATCCATTCTTTCTAAACTCGGCAACAAGCTTACCAGCTTCAATTGAATAATCCTTGCTTTTGTTTGTTACTAATAGTCTCTGGCGGTTTCTATATTCGTTATCAGTCCAATATTTATTTTTCCGCCATTTCCTTTGATATTCCCGTTGCTTTTCTTTGTCTTTATAAGCCATATATATTATAACGGCGGCAGGAATCGAACCTGCTCATATCAGGGATATGAACCCTGCGACTTCCCATTTGTCCACGCCGTATTAAGTGTTTAGCACGGAGGCCGCCGGGCGTTCTCCGAATCTTTTAGTAAACCTTACCAGATGTTCTTTTGCTTTTCCTTTATCCAATGTTTCTGAGTCCTGTTTTGAATAAGCCCGGTGTAGCATCCAGTCTACTAATCCTAAATGATATTGTATATCGAGTTCCGGGGATACCGTGAGCTTATCAGCAAGTAACATTGGTGTTAATGGTAGCCTTGATATCATAAAGTTCAAGGTAGCATCTACTGTCGGAATTTTATACAACGTAATCTTATTTGTATCATCCGGGAGCCAACTCCTTACTGTTCCGGTATCCATTGCCCAGTTTGGATATGTAGCGTCAAGAACCCGGTGTGACGTCTTAACTAAGGGTTCGGTACTGCTAGACAGCTTAGCACGCTTTATTAACAGTATTTTTTCGTCTATGCTGTAAGTAGCAGTACCGGAGATAACATTAATAACGGCTAAAGCCGATGTTTGATCAATTATAAGGTTAGCACGTATACAGGCTTCGTTTTCTGCATCATTGGCGTATTCAGTCCACTCAAGAAGACTCCATAGAAGGTCTGGTTTATCTATTACTTCATCTGCCTGATTTTGTCCTGAAATTATTAATTCATTTAGATTCATCTGAACTCCTTACACAAACCTTACTTGGCTGACTTGTGAATTTCCTGAAAATCCTGTTAATACGGATATCCGTAATTTACCCCTACCACCTTCATACTCTTTTTTATAGGATATTGCAAGCTTTTCGTTGAATAATCCTTCGATAGGCAATGAATAAACCTTCCATTTGACATAGTTTTTCACGGTTTCAAGGTGTTCATCTTCGATCTGAGATGGTATGTCGCTGTCCTCAATGGATGTAGGTATAAGAGCAACCGTAAACGTAACGGAATCGCCTGTGGTGTCTGGAATCTTCGACCAGCGAATGGTATTACCACCTTCATAGACAATATAGTTTGGAGTGCCAGTTGTTATTAACCACTCAGGATTCATATAAACCATTTCACCAACGGTTTTATTGTCAAGGGTCTTGTTTAAGTACTTGCCATACAAGAACCTAACAAACTTTGTATTTGCAGTTACCGGGGTTAATGTGTGAGTAGGCACGTTAATAGTAGACGTATCAATGATTACCTCAGTAAAGCACTGGCTTTTCCGGCAAAGCTCCTGAATAGCTTCCATTAAAAACTTTTCAACAAATATATCTTCGTTAATTGGAAGCTCGGATAATACACTTTGTCTCCATTCTATAATTTTCGTCATTACTGAATCTGCCTTTCCATGCCAGACGCAATGCGCTCCATTTCATTCTTACTGTTAGGATTATTCGCAGGTTTATCCTCCGGGATGTAATACTCATGTGATTTTAGAGGTCTACCGTCTTCTGTACAAGGTATTAAATCCCCCCTTTTTAATAGCATGGGAGTTGCCGGGTTAATTCTCTTATTAACAGGATGTTTGAGAAATCGAGGAATAACTTTTTCAATGGCTAGTCTTGTTTCTTCATCACAGTATTCGTCATCGGCTATTTCGCCAAGTGCTACCTGAGCTTTCATTACTAATTCACCACGAATAATACTGGTATGTTTTAGCATATTCGGTTTGTATCCAAATTTCTTTTGTGCAAAACTACATAATGCGTCTTTGTTTAGTTTGGTTAATTTGTCTACATCTTCCGGTAATACTGGTTCTAACTCTACTTTTTTACCTTCACCCATTTCAAAATTATCATTTGCCATTACAGCCTCCACGTTAAAAAATATAATATTAAAGACTAAATAAAGTCTTGCGCTGTACGCTCGTCAGGTAAAAGCTTACCTTCCTTTGTACATGGTATAAGATGTTTCTGTTTAACTATGTCCTTATTAGCCGGAAACACTTTTTTGTTTTCTGGATTATAAAGGTACTCGATTACTGTATCAACCGGATATTCCTTCTCTGGTTTAACCGTTGAAAGCCTGTGGTCATTGGCTCCATCATCTTGTGTGCCTACGGCTGGGTCAATAAAGCTCTGTTCATCCTTCGGGGTTTCTGTTACGGGATTTTCGCCGTTTTGAGCACCGCCCTTTATTGCTTCTTCGTTCCCAAAGTCTTCCGGGGTTGTGTTTTCATCTATTTGACTGCCTGTTAAGTCTACTGGGTTTTGTTTCATCGTCCCCCCCGGTTTTACTTCGGACAGAAACATTGAATCATCTTTGCCGAATGCTTCTTCCATACTACCTACTTCATTGCTGTTTATTACTTCTTTATAATTCGTGGGTTCGTTCATATTGCCTCCAAAAATGTTAGAAAAACAGGGCAGGAGACGGGCAAAAATCTATGTCCGTCCCCTGTTATTCCCTTAGAAATTACTCAAGAATGAAACCTGCCGCAAATACTGTTATAACTGCGGTAGCAAGATCATTGGCTGGGTCTATGTCAATAGTATCAGCCGCAGTGTAATACTTACCGGGATGATATAAGTCAAGGAAAGTATCCGGTGTTGCTGCCGCAAGTATTTTACCAGACTGAAAGAAATCATCGGCAGTACCGTCTAAATCAACGGCAGTTGCAAGCCAACCGTTAGGGTCAGCACCATCACCAAATACCGCCGTAGCAGTACCACCTTCAACTGTATCAAGACGTATACCGAAAGTATGCATCCAGAACTTAGCCGGGATATTAAGCAAGCGGCCTATGTCCGTAGAAAGCAGGTTATTTGATGTTGAAACCCCGCTTACCAAATGTGTACCAGAGAAGTCGATTGTATTTGAGAATACAATCTGCTTTCTAGCGGCGGTCTCGGAAACACCTGTACTGCCTCCAAGAGTCAAGTCGATATTGGCCATAATAAAACCTCCTGTTAGAATTGTGCCCCGCCCCCACTATTGAGGGCAGGACGTTAATTATACAAAATAAAATAGAATAAGTCAACTTCGGTTTACGCTTTTTTAGCTGGCATATAAACACCTGAATCAGCATGTGTTACTTTATATCCATATACGTTTAATCCACGAATAGCATCACCGAAAGTATCCTGCAATCTGATTGTTTCAGTCTTAACGAACTGAGAAGCGAAACAAACAAAAGTCTTAATACCTGCCAAGCAATGGAAAGTACCAGTTGCCGGAACACCTGTAAGGGCTATGTTGTTAGATACATAGATCATAAATCTGTCTATCATACCCAACCTACCATTCCTAAGAATAGAAGTCATATCACCTGCAAGGCTGGCATCCTTCAAATCACCCTTCTTGATCATTCCAGCTATCCAAGGCGGAATTACCAACCATCTTCCCTCAACCGGGATATTAAGCTGGTCAAGCTCGGTTCCTGCATCAACGATCCAATCCAGAACATTGGTCTTGGTAACTACGGTAGAACCTAAAGAACTTGTTGCATCCGTATAAATGTTCGCAAGCACATCAACATCAATAGTGATTTTGGTTTGCTCAGCCGCATCCAAAGTGGTTTCGTTGATGATATTAATATCTGACTGAGCCTTGTCGATATCATCTACTTTGAAAGCGTAAACCTTTGCTTTGTCAATTAACAGTTCTAACTTTTCATCGGTTAAATCCTGATAATTAATAGTTCCACCAACTTGATAATCGCTTACAGTGATAGTTGGCCTCTTACGGATGATAACCTTGGAACCCTGTGCTTGGATTTCACCTTCCCAATCGTTATTTGATATTGCGCCAAATACAGTTGTAGCGTAAAATTTCGCTTGCAACTTCCTTGACCAGACCTCTGGTATAAAATACCCATTAGGCAGATTATTATAGCCGGCTGCCACCGGAACGTTTCTAGGCATCGCTAAGCCCTCCTTGTCTAAAAGTTATAAAATAAATTACTGTTTTAGATCAATTCGGGAATCATGGCTTGCCTAAGCAAGGTGTTCACGGCCTCTTATCTCTAAATCTTACAGCTACTTCTTTAACGAACCAATCCTTGTTTCATTGCCGCATCTACTGCGGATTCGTTTTCCTTCCACTCCTTTTCAGACCAATTTTTAATTTGCTCTTGAGTAAATAGAGTTTGTTTGTCTTGAGTATTAATATCTTTAGACTTATTAAACTGTGGAGTTACGGCTTTCTTGGCTTTGTCGAGTTTCGAGTCTTTATCAGTAGGAGTTTTCTTCACTTCCTCAGTGGGAGCCGTGTATCCATTGGCCTTCTTAAAGATTGTTAATAATGATATTACATCCTCAGTTGAACCGCCCTTTCTAATTGCAGTCGCTCCGGCTTTTTCTATTGCCGGAAGGCTTTCTATCCATTCGTCTAATAGCGGTTCTTGAGTGATTTCATAAAAGTCTTTATGTACTTCCGATATATCGTTATAATGTTTGGTTTCTTTTGTAACCTTTACATCGGCCTCTCTTTTAGTCTCACGTTCATCTTGTTTATCAATTCTATCTATTAATATCTGGTTTTCGGCCTTTTGCTTTTGCATCATCTTGATCATAGGTTCAGCAATTTCCGGGTATTCAACTCTTAATTTTTCAAGGTCTGTTTCTACTTCGTCTTCGGTCTTTTCTTTGACTTCCGGGGGTTTGCCGTCTTCTGGTTTTTCCGGTGACTTGGTTGTGTTTTCATCAATTATTTTACGAAGATCATCGTTCTCTTTTTGAAGCTTGTTTTGTTCTTCAACGGCATCCTTGGCCGTCTTATTACTTGTATGCATTGCATTTTGTGCGGCACTTATGCGTTTGGTTGCATTTTCAACTGTTAAATCTTTTGTAAAGTCATCATCGTTTTTAGGCTCTGACTTTTCTTCCTTGGCTTCTTTTGATGGAATACCTTTTTCCGGGGGTTTACCGTCTTCTGGTTTTTCCTCAGTCTTTTCTTTGGCTTCCGGGGGTTTACCGTCTTCTGGTTTTTCCGGTGGTGCCTTTGGTTCTTCATCAAGTGGTGTAACACCATCTGCCTGTAAGCCATTGGCTTCGTAAAATATTCTATCTGCTTCCGCATCTTCTTTTTTAGAGAAGTCTAATATCTCTTTATTTGCCGTATCAATCATTGGTATTACTTCTTCGGTTTTCGTTTTTTCTTCTGCCATTATATCCTCTCTTTTTTATTTTCCACCTAAAATATTAGCTGCTTTAGATTCAATTGTTTGAAGTTCTTTCAGTTCTAAAGCACTGCCCTGTTCAAACCTATGATCGTCTCTAACGGTCTCACAGTTGTTGCGGGCTATTATATATTTCCTCTGAATATATCCTTTGAATATTTGCCAATCAGGGTTGGTACTTAATTGTAAAATTGCCCGTGCTTCTTCTTGTTCGAGATGTTTGCCCATTTATTTCTCCTTATTTGTTTAATATTTTTACTGGTTTTGACTTGAGTTGCGGTTTTGTTTTATCATCTCCCCCCTTCATATTATTAACTCTACGGGTCTCTTTAATACTCTCAGCCAGACTGATTCTACGCTGCCTTAAGAATTCTTTATCATATTCAATCTTGGATTTATTTTTATCTTTCTCGCTATTTAGAACATCTATCTGTGCTTTTAACTCTGAATTTTCAAGTTCAGCTTTCTCGATAGCAAGTTCTTTTAGCTTTTCTTCCATTGGGTCAGGCGTGTTTAGCTCTTTCTTGATTTCTTTATCTGTCTTAATATCTTCTTCATCCAGACCCATATTCTTGGCTATCTTACGTAAAATCCGTGGGCGTCTTACTAATGGCATGTCAAATTCATTTGCGGTGATAGTTAGGAATTCGCTCATGGTGCGGCTTTGGATTTCCTTAGCTACTAATATAGACGACCCAAGGGCTTCGATCTTCATGTCACCTTTAATATTGTCATCCGTACTCCACTCCATATTAAAGTTGTAGTATGACTTAATCAAAGGCTTTACAAGGTAATCATCAATATTCTTCACAACTGACTTAATTACTATTTGGGCGGCTCCCATTAACATTGACATGCCGCTTGCTGTTTCTGCTCCGGGGGTCGTACCCTCTAATGGTTGCCCGGATATAAGAGATGGTAGGTTTGTTTCGTCGTCAATGAAATTCCTTATCAGTGTTATAATCTGTATAAGGTCACTGCCTATGCTTGGTACTTTATGTATTTTTATTGCGCTATAGGATTCATCTCCACCACTGCGATACCATATTTTCCACGGCTTTATTTTATTGGCGTTATTAATACTTCTGTCATCGAGCCTGTCAACGTTTATTTCTAACTGGTTCCCGGTCATTGCTATGTCATCTAACAATCTACGGAAAGCGGCATTAAGGACATCCTGAGAGTCCATCATTATCTCTGGTACTCCTACGCCCCATAACTGGTTAGAAATCGCTTCATATGGGAATACAAAGTATTTCCGGCCTTTATTAATACTTTCATCTATAAATATTTTTATTACTTTATGGGCACTTATCCAAATATTAGCGGTGTAACCGACTTTTAATTGTTCCTCTGATACCTCCATTCCTGCATCTCTGAGGTCTTGTCCATCTACATACCCCCAATATTCAAGTATTTCATAGTATCCAGAACTATCGAAATGTTGAATATTACCAAGACTCTGTCTTTCTATTTCGTGATGTTCACGGTTATGGTTGCCGTCTGGATAATCCCTTATTAATTCTTCTATAACATCCTCTCTGAATCCCGTTAAATTTTTAAGGTCTCTGACTTCTTCTTTATTTAAAACATGCCGTTCATAAACGCCTATTGAATTATCCGCACTATTCGCATTTATATCAAAATAAACATCGAAAGGGGAGGGCTGGCCTATTCCGGGAACTATATGATCTTCCTGTACTATCTCCCATTCATCAAGACCTTTTATCCAATTCTTCTTTCTTTCAACTTTTACCATTCCCGCTTTAATAACCCCGGAACCAAAAATACAGGCATCCTTAATAGAGGCACGGATTAGAGTGTCAGCATCGGCCTCTACTAACTGATCATCAATCCTTGCAGACATTCTTTCGGTTGTTTCCGTAAGTATTTCTTCGTCAGTAAGTTCCTCCCCGGTTTCATTATCTATGAAATCTTCTTGATCATAAATTTTATCATCCAGAGTTGGGAATGGAGTAGGTTTAATGCCCCAAAACTTATGGCCACTGGCG